TACCCACCCATAGATCCTGTTTTATGATACGACATATTAAGTCCTCAAAATAAATTCAAAGTCATCATCAAATATAATTTCTTGATTATCATCATATGAAACTTTTATCAATATTTTATAAGACCTATTTGGTTCAAAGGTATTCAAATCCTGTTTAAAATAACTTGATACACTGTCACAACTCATTGTAGTATAAGCACTAAAAGGAACAACATCCTCATTAGTTGCCATATCAATAATTGAGTAAGAACCAGAGCCTTCTGGTATGAAACTACCCGTAATAGTTTGTACAGATGTACTAAATGTTTTATCAATATATCTTTTTCTAGCTCCAAACCTAAACTTAACAACTTCACTTTCTTTATATGATTCCCTATGATGTAATTTATATAAATAATTTTCCGTATTGCCAGATAAATCTAATGAAGTTAAACTACCTGTATTTGAACCAGTAGCAGGTAAATGGTCATCCCATTTTATCTCTAACTTAGGTGAATAGATTGTGTTGGTTTGTCTCGAAAAGAATTTCAAATCCTCGAAACTTCCACTATGCGTTTCATATGTTGTATTTGGTTCTATTGTACTACCCGATAATGTTAATAAGAAACCATAATTTTTATTTGTCCCATCCAACCATTTCTTTACAATTGATGTAACATTCATATTAATATCAGGTGACTCTGAACTAAAAGATTGTGATACTTTATCACCAGTAATATAAGTTGTTCCAGCATTTGTCCAATCTATCTCCTTTGCTCCAGATTTATTTTTTCTATACAACCAACTAACACCATTAGTTGTTTTTGGTTCATCTGATTCTTTTCCGACACCTTCATCCCAAGACTCACTAATAGGATAAGCAGCAATTTTGTATTCTTCCGACAAACCACTTGTCCCCTTTGTCTCATAAAGTCTAAGTGAAGCACTATATTGATTTGAAGATATGTTATTTGCAGATAAAAATGTTTGGACTTCGTTAATGTCGAACTGAATTAAAGATCTGGTATGATATTTATATGTTCTATCACTAAAAACTTTTTTTATCTCCAATACTTCATCCTGCCCAACATTTTTATCTTTGTATGTTTCCCCATCAATTAAACTTGAACCACTATTTATTGTAGCATCTTTTGTTGCAAAAAAGTATCTGTGCATGTTATCTCACCTTACCTATGATATCTATATTTGGATTTCGTATTTCAAATACTGCTGGTGTTACTGATGGTCTTAGTATCTTATTAGCTACTGCCTCATTGGTTTCGTCATTATTATCGTCAGCAAATGGATAATAAAATCCATACCCAACGCTTCCATTTGTTACAGCATTACCATCTTTATCCAAATTGTATAATAAACGGTTATCTGCAAATTGATTCACTAATGATAATTTAGATATCCCAATAACACCATCCAACCCAATAATATTATACTCTAAATCGTTTAAATTTATAGTTTGTTTAAACTGCATTTTATTAATATCAAAGAATTTTTTTATCTCATCTATCACTTCCACCTTAACTTGTTTAGGATCAAATCTCCTATCATAGTTAACATCGAACTCAACTCCAAAATTTATATAATGACCAGAAATATTTCCCCCACTTAAACCTATACCAAAATCTATATTATCATTTATCATTTTAAATTTTTCTAAATATCTTTGTAAATTTTTTAATACTGAAAATGGTGTTTGTACTAATTGTTTATTTTTGTTATATGATAAAGTTCTAACTAAAAGAGTTTGTCCACCACTTCCCCTTTCAACATAAGCTTTAGCCACATTACCAAACTTTGCAGGCATATTCATTATTCTTGCCTGATAATCTTCCTTCGTCACACACCTATGTTGTGATGAAAACATTGATTTAGCATTTTCTCGTATTTCATCTTCACTAAATCCATCCGAACCACCAACAGCTGGAATTTCATTTGTTACAGTAACCCCATCAGTAGTATCAACAACCTCAGTTAATTCACCTGATTGTGCATTGGAAAGTGAACCACCACCAACTCTATATGATACAGTTAAAATTGTATTGGCTGGTGTCTCACCCAAATTTACAGTATTATTTTGTACCAAATTATCTAAAGCAGAATTTATATTTGATAATGGTACACCAGCAACATTTATTCCTTGTTGTTGTATTATAGAATCAAATGAACCAGCAGAACCAGATACACTATATTTATATAAACCATTTCCAAATTGTAACTTAGTATTATTAGTATCAACATCTACCTTTCTAACAAATTTTTTGTTAGTTTTTATATATTCCAAAGTATATGGTACAGCAACATCAACTTCCCCATCTGGTATTATTTGGTTTTGATTACTATTTTTACTATAATGTGTTTCTTTTAATAATTTGTTTTGTGCTAAATAATCTACTTCATACCACTTTTGTCCTGAACTATCTATTACATTCAGTACTTCTATCACATTACTTTCACCCAAATCCAATTCCAAAAATTTAGTTGGGCTAGTTATGTTAAAAGTTTTAGTCTTTGTTTCACCAGAAATCGCATTTATGGTATGTGTAATGTTATATTTGGTGGCAATACCATTTGCATCTTGTGCCGATACCTCTACAGTTGGTTGTGGATATGAACCAGTATTTTGGAAATCAACATAATCCAATGTTTCAAATATCAATTCACTATCAGCTGATGATTTTATTTGGAAGCCTGGTTCTAATAAAGTAGTTGTTTTAGTTGGTTTAGAAGTATCATTGGTATCAGCATCAACTTCTTTTGTTATTTTCAATTCAACCATAGCTGGGGAAACATCATTATATTTGTAACCTAAGAATTCAGCTAGATTTAAAATGTTTCTTTTTTCTGTCGCTGTAGATAATAAACTTTCCTTGTATTGATAATCTATATAATAACTTAAAACATCACCAACATAACTTGAAAGTTCAATCATCATCATACCAGGAGAAGTTTCATTAAAATCCCTATAGGTATCTGGAAAATATGTTTTAGTATAATTTATCAAATCCTCTTTTATTGATGAAAAATCTTTTGAGGTGTATTTGATATTCGTTGGTTGAAATTTATTATCGTTTGTGTAAGCCATTATTATTCTCTATAAGGGTGAATCAGGTATTGTACCAACAGTATCAGTAATTGGCGAAATGGTTAAATCTGAATCAGATACAAATTTGTTGAAATTCAAATCAACAGTTTCGAAATCACTACTCGCCGTAGAAAGAGATGCTGGAGATTTATTAATATTAAATCCCAATTTAACATTCAATTGATTAGAACTATCAACCATTTCGATGCTAGTAAGTTCGACAAATGGCATCCACATCTCTAAAGCTTCTACAATAATATTTTCTATTTGAATTTGATGTTCATCATTTAATGGTTCGAATAAAAATTCTTTTATAGATATACCTAAATTTGGTTGAAAAACTCTTTCACCTTTATTGGTATTCAATAACATTTTAATATTATTCTTTATAGATTCTATTGTAGTTTTCGATGATTCAAAATACCCATCTCCACCTGTTTTATTTGAGAATGGTAATTTGATCCCAACGCTTATTCTAGAATCTTTATCTTCAATAAATTGATTTGTTCTTCTATCTAATATTGCCATTATGGTAGTATCTCTTCAGGTTTTACAAATTCAGCTTTAACCTTTGTTACATATGTGTTTAAAGGTTCTAATGGAAGTCCCGTCATACCTTTTCCCTCTCTACTCAAACTAGCAACACCCGGCCCCATAGCTGTCATAACTGGAGCGTTCATTTCAGTAATAACAAATTCTTGCCGAGCGACATATTCTGTAATCGCTTTGGTTAAATCAAATGCCAACTTATCAAGCTTACCACCCTTACCAAGCTCATCCGCAGGATTAACCAACTCACCATCAGCATCGGTATATGTTAAGTTTTCAGCTATAGCATTATATATATCCGTTCTCAATCCCATTATTAAATTCCATTTTTCATTTTAGATTTTTCATCAGCTTTTTTTATTATCTGTGAATAATCTTTATTAAAAGCATCAGCTAAATGATCTGGTAAATTAGTAGTCTCTTTAGCAGATTTAGTATCCATAGGTCTATCCATATCTTTCCATTCACCACTTTGCGCTGTTTCTGCTAAAATATCATTCAATATCTGATTCTTTGTGTTAATAGGACCTTTAGGTATACCACGAACGCGAGTTGAATCTAATTTTTTCTGTAACTTATTATAGACATCCTCTTTAGGCGCCTCTTCATATATCTTAGTTACCTTGTTCTTAACTATAGCTTCTTGTATATTATTTTCAAGTCGTTTCAAAGAAAAATCTAATTCTTCTCTTATTACTTCCCTAATTAATCTCTTAAATATATCAACCTTCATTTCAACTCCTATGTTGTTCTGTTTGTATTTTCTAAATTTGGTTCAATAAAATGATGATGGCTCCAGTAAGAAGGACCTGTTATTCTATCACCTTCTGGAATACCTTCATTGTAATTCTTTTCAAATTGCACATCAAGTTTTTTAATAATTTCATTTATTTTTGGTAAGAGTACAGCACCTCCAGAATCAACTAAAGGTACAGGTACTCCTTGAACTAAAGCATGTGCACTTTGTATGATATCCATAATATCCTTCAGTAAATTATTTAATTCATTACCCAACACCATAGGTTGAGTTCTTTTTTTAGCTTCCTCTCCTAAATAAATATTCTTTGACTGAATAACTGTAAACCCTTTGTTTGTTAAAGTAAAATTCTTTCCAGCACCAAGATTTATATTTTTCATTGATGATAATGTAAGATGACCATCACCATATGCATCAAAAACAATTCTTTCAGATGTTATAAATATCTGATGTTTTGGTTCATATTCTATATCATTTCTATTCTCAGGTGGAATTCTTTTTAATGTGGGTCCATAATCATAATCAAATCCCCTCTCATCATTTAAATCATCATTACCCATACCTATTTTCCATTTCTGCATATAATCTTCTGTTGGTGGATTATCATTATCACAAGATAACATAAAGGTATTTAAAATTGTTTCATCATTTCTTTTACTGGGTGTTTCTGTGTCAAAGTGGTCATCAATACCACCAAGTGATGACATAAAAATTGTTGAACCGACATATGTTTGATTTGTATTACTACCATTATTAATACTAATCAATGGTGATACATTTCTGTTTCCTATTCTTATGTGGTTGTTATATCTACCTTCAATTATTAAATCACTAACTCTTGATTCATAATCAACTAATGAACCATCAAACTCAGCTGTTTTTTGATTAGGGTCGTCTAAGTCTTTATTAGTTTTACTTTCTACTTTGGGAATTGATACTCTTGGAACTAATTTATTATAACCATCTGAATCTTTCATATCATCAAGTTCATCATTCATATAAACATGATCAGCTGAATAGTTAGGATTATTATTTGTATTTACAGGACCAATATAAAATGATTTATCATCTACATTACAATATAAAATCAAATCACCATGAGTAATAGCATCTGAGAATCCTCTAAACATAGGTATTCCCAATTTCTTTCGTTTTCTTCTATTGGATTTTGATGATTTGGAATATGGTGAGAATTCTACTACTTGTGATGCATAAGTAAAAGTCTTTTCATAACTTTTATTATAAGAACTTAAATCAAAACTATCATTAAAGACTCTTTCCACATGTCCCAATTTAAATTTTATTCCCGAAGATAAAATGCTATCAGGTATAAATGCTCCAAATCTATTAGACATATTAATTAACCGATTTACTTATTGATGATTGTTTATCTACCCTTTTGTTTAAATCGTTAGCAACTTCTTCTAAACTAGCCATCAACTCTTCCTTCTCTTCCTCACTTAATAGTGAAACATCACTATCATCAATTGGCTGTTTTGACATAATTCTTTGATATATGGTTGCTAACTTAACTAAATTATCATCATTCTTAATACCAGCTTCCATCAATTCTTTTATGATAGGACCAACTACAGCAATATCTTCAATTCCTTGTATATAGCCATGCACCTCTTGAATTAAAAGCTCTATTTGAGTTTTCTTTACTTTGGAATTCTCATATATCTCTTCTGATAAATCAGAGAATTTTTTGTTGCCGAATATTTTAAAATCTTTTTCCATATCATTCTAATAATAAATATAGAATGAAAGAAAACTTATCCTATAGAACCCGTTGTTGACATTAAATCTTCTATATGTCCCTTTTCCAAAACTTCTTTTTGAATTTTAGGATATATTGATCTAAATATATTTGATACTTGAGTTATTTTGGATGTCTTAACATCTGTCATTTCCCTTATCATAATATACAAAGCCTTTTTATTATAATTGTCAATACTATCTTTATTTTTACACAAATATAAAATAGATTCAGCTACATGTCTATCATTTTCTGAGGGGAATAGTTCTTCCAATTTTGTATCAAAATAACTTATGGTTTTATCGAAAATATCATTGGTTGGTGATGGATTTAAATTATTATCAAAATCAGCTTTAGTGGATAATACAGTTAAATCATCATGTGTTTTAAGTTTTTTATAATTAGCATTATTATTGAGAATTAAATAATTTTTTGCTATAATAGAAAAATAACTAAACGCTTTAGATCCTCTTGTCTCATCATACTTATGCATGTTTATGAGTAGATTAGATACAACTTCTTCTTGCAAATCTCTGAATCCGTAATCAAAATAACTAAACTTAAATGTATTGATTATGTTTTCAGCCAACTTCATAAATGCTGGATGAATTGTTTCGGTATATATTTTATGTTTAAATTCTGTATCTTCAGAATGATTATATTCTATAATAGCTTCTTGTACAGGTAATCCGAAATATATTTTACTTTTTTTCTTTCTTTTTACTGGTGCTTTTTTCATCAACAACCTCATCTAATGGTTCAAAAAGTTCTTCTAAATTAGAACTTAATAATTTTATTTCCTCAAAAAAGAAACCGACTTCATCATCGGCTTCAAAATGACCTTTATCATCTATTAGTTTTAGTTGTTGTTTTATGTATTCTATTCTATTATTAATGTTTAGTATTATCGATTCATATTGATTAATTCTTTTTATGGTATAATAACTTAACAACCCAAAAAAGGATGTAAGTATACCAAGTAAAATAAAAAGTGTTGTTTCTAACAATTAAGACTCACCAACTATTGTATCTAAAAAATCAATATCGAATTCTTCTTCAAAATCTTTTGAGTTTTCTTCTTTCATATGTAAACTATTTAGTGTAGTCAAGACTTGAAGATGTTTTTTTTCTATTTCATCAATCTTAGGGTGTTCCCCCACTATCTCAATTAACAATGTATCAAGCTCTTGATTTATATCTTTCAATTCATTTTTAACTGTAACTAATGCTTCAGAAATTCTTTTATTTTCCTTTTCATTTTTTTCAATGCGTGTGATTACAGCATCTAATAAGATTTTGATGTCTTTATTTGAAGGATCCATTCTCATATATAAATATCCTAATTCAGTGATTTTTTACATAAATTTTTATCCCTCTTAGCTATATCTTCTGCTTGTACTTCATATGGATGTGTGTTATATTCATACCCCATATTGTAATATCTTTCCATCCATGTCGGTGATTGCAAATAATGTTGATATTCGTGAATTATAGTTTCAATCAATTCATCATAAGTATTAATATGTTTTGGATATATAATTAAAGAATTATCATCTGCGATATATTCCCCCATCATACCCAAATCATCTTCACTAAAATCCAACCATGGTACATCATCATGGTGTTTAGAAAAACCATATGTATCTAAACACCAATCTAATGCCCGTTCAGCATCATCTAAACCTGTTTCCCAACAAATCAATATATGTCCATCCCCGCGTCGCTAAGAGTTTCAATTTCTTCTCTACCATCACAATCTGAATAATCATCTACCCCAACATCTTCAAGTTCATCTTGATTATAATATTCTAAATTAACCCTTTTATTTTTTGGGTAATTGGGATCATCTTTCATAGTTTTGTTATCAAGTGATTTCATTCGTTTCTCATCTTCTTCATCCAACATAAATTGTGATAAGTCTATCTTTTTATTTTTCATATTTATCCTTAGATTTTAGTTAAAATTTTTTTGGGTTTGAAAAGAAAGGAAGAAAGAATTCAAACCCGAAGTTCTTTGGAGAACGATAACCATTAGTGTACTTCCAACACATTGTAATATAACAATTATTTTACTTACTTACAAGTATTTTATCAACTCTTTTTTTAAATCTTTTGTACATTTTATTTAAAGCCTTTCGCTGATTCAATGTCAATTGGCTACCCCTTCGCAACCAACTATCCATACTTTTTAAAAACTCATCAGCACTAAGCTCATAGGATGCTGTATATTTACATTGATATAAAAGAGATTGAATCTTAGTAATCTTTTCACGACTTTTTTCAATTTTCTCTTTATAGTTAGGATCATTTTTCAAAAAGAAATATTTGGCATATCTTTTAACAGCTTTACTTACAGCCGCATTTTGTTTTTCTGTCAATACCCTACCTTTATGTAGGTGTTTATGCATATCTTTTATAAAGTCTTTAAAACCATTATCATTTTTCCAATAAGCATCATCACTTATCATATGTGCTAATTGGTCTTTTCTTTTACTAGCTGAAACCATTATTTAATAAGGACCATCAATTGTTGATTCTAAATTACCCCACATAAGAAGAGAACCTACTAACTTATCATCATTATCTGTCCACTCATCATTAGTTTTATCTTCCCAATAAATCTCACCTGTATCGTGATTGTATATTTGATGAACATGCATTTCATCATCTTTATAATACCACACAACAGCTAACATTTTTATTTCATCAATCTCTTTTTGTGGTATTCTTGTACCATCATTATTTGTTAAACAATTAGTTTCATCCAATAATGCAAGTAATGTAATATTCCTCAATGGTGTATTATCTACTTCATCGACACCAATTAAATAACTGGTGGGATAGATTGTTTCATCATAATTCCAATAATGATTTTCTGTGTATTTCATAATATTTTCCCTTTATTAACACCTAAAGCTAATAATAAAATGCAATACAAGTCAAGACTTTTTTTAAATAAATTTATCCACTTCTCTTTGTTCTTCGACTTCGACTTTCTGGATTTCTGCGGTGTTTATAGTGTCGGCGGGATAAGGATATAGTTTATGTTTTAGTTTTGATTTGTATAGTCTGTTTTCTTTTTTGTTTCCGATGAAATAGAGATATCTATGTTTCTCTGCTTCCTTCTTCAACCAAAATGTTTTACCTATTTTCTTAATTAAATTTTTGGGTGCGGCTGAACCATATAAAGAATAAACGGTTCTGCTATGTATCCACTCTCCATCTTCTGTGAGTCTTAAACTGAATGTTGGCGCCATCTGTATTTCGCCGCACCCTTGATATAACCAATTAGTTGCTTGATAAATTTTACCTGAATGATTTTGTTCAGGATCTGCATATGATATTAATACTTTAATGTTTGGTGCGTTCTGTTTCAACCAAGCAAACATAGCACCTAATACAAGTGATTCTATATTCTTACCATAACCATCATCAATATAAAGTCTTGTAAGTTCTAAAAGATTTGTTGTTTCCAATCCTATATCTTCACTAAAGATAGAACCCAACACTCTTCTTCCTACGGGAAAACCAAGGGTCATACAACCTATGAGAGTTTCTTTGGATTCGTTTTCGAAGAATGGATGTGGGGAATCATCTTTATAAAAGATTCCTAAAGCATATCTACAAGAAGAAGATTTATGAGTATAATGTTTTTCAACAATTATATTCTTTGCTTGTTTCTTAGGTATTTGTTGTAGATATACTTTTGATTTATCTACATATTTTTCTTCCATACCATATAACTCGGTTATCGTTCACTTAAAATTTGAGCGGTGTTAGAGAATCGAACTCCACCTTCTTCGTTGGAAACGAAGTGTATCGCCTTTGATACTTCCACCGCAAATCAATGGGTAACTCTGTTGTCTTTTATTCTTGAATTCTAGTGGAGAAAAAAGATCGATCGAATTACCCATAAAACTTTATTGGAATTTAGGTGGGATGTGAGATTAACGATTACTCACAACTTTCAGCTCAGATTTTTTATACCTTGTACCTAACACCTATCAGCTACTATAGTTCTTTGTAATGAATGGTTAGTTCACGTAACAAAGTGAGTACAACCTCTGTGTTATTACCTTATCTCTCTGAGTTTAGATTATTCAGTCATAAAGTGGGATTAGGTTTTATCCGACCCACAACAAGGTCAAAGAATCGTGTTCTTTATTTTTCTGAAAGTACATTAGATGGTAGATGTCTCTACAGGACAGTTAAACCTCTACAACATTTAGCAGAGTTCCAAGCACCATACTTCATCTTAGATTCCCTTATGAGCTTCAAAGTATACTCATTATTCAGGCAATCCCATACAGAGTTAATTACTCTCTGTACTTTCCTATTCCAAATTTTCAAAAATCAAGGGTTGATGCCAGAAGAACTATGTTCTAACAGTGATGATATACATCCTAATCAACCCATATCTTATATATTAATATAAGTATATTTATATATATAAGTCAAGAGGTTTTTTTATTTTTTTTTAATCCTAATAACTTTAAATTATGTGATATAAAACCACCAATCTCTTTCTTACCTACCTTGCTTCTATATACATTCTCTAATCGTGTCCATGGACAATCTAATGTTCTACTGAATGCTAAATGCATTATCCAAGCACAAATTGGAAATGAAATATAGAATGGTTCACATATCAACACCAATGGTACTGACACTCCAGCCATGATAAGAAATATCCAATGTGATAATTGAATAAAAAATAATATTAATTTATTTACCATAAGATAAGCGCTTTATCATCCCATTGTTGATATGTTTTTATATCAAAATTATTTGGATTCAAAAGAGGTCTTGTATTTGATAAAAATTCCATATTGATAGAAATTCTTGGCTCTTCACTCTTACAAGGATTTGGTTTATGTGACAACCAACCAGGCATAAGAAAGAGATGTTTTTCAAATGGTTTAATTTCTACCTCTTCCCCATTTTCCACCATCAAACTCAATGTACCATCAGTATCTGGAACACTTGCATAGTAAACACCATTTACCGAAGCTCTGTTACAATGGTTGTGCCAATAAGAATCATATCTCTTTTTACCATAAGATACATAAGCACATCCAAGTGATTTATTGGGATTCATACTCATACAATTTTCAGGTAGATTATTAAACAATTTATGACATCCATGTTTAAAGATATTATAAAGATTTTTCATTTCCCATGTATCATCCATTCGTGTATTATAAGTTCCTTCCTCTAAATTGGATCTTTCCTTATTATCCGATTCTATAGATTGTTCCACCAACTTATCATTAGTTTCATCATCTATAACATCTGATAAATCCAATCTCAATAACCATGGATAGTTTTTTATTGGCAATAAATTCATTTATTGAAATATTTAAAAACTCTATTGACATAAAAGTTATCTGATATATAAGCATAACTATATTTTTTTGTAGCAGTTGGACCGTGACTATAGCCTGTTAAAGCATAATACCAATCATCACCAGAGTTGTGATATAAATCAGAAAGATACATTATACCAACAGTTACATTAACATATGGATCATATAAATCTTCTTTAGGTGTTTTGAATTCACTATATGCTGTTTCAGGTTTTATCTGCATCAATCCTATAGCACCACTCGTAGATACTGCTTTGTGATCCCAACTTGATTCAGTCATTATAACTGATTTAGCCAAATCATATGGTACGGTATATTCATCACATAAGGCATGGATATAAATCAACACATGCTTTAGTTTGGATTTATTTAATGATGAATTTATTTGTTCTGCATCATCGGAAAAGTTTGGTTTGGGTTTTTCTATTTCAACTAAATTATCAATCTTACGAACTACAGTTTTTATTGGAACTTCATACATATTTTCCATATAGAAAACTACAGCGGCAAACGCAGTAAGTATTCCCATTATAAAAGTTGTTTTAGGGTTATTCATTATTATCTCCTGTTTTATGTTTCATATCTTGTTTAGTTTTTTCTTTGTGACATTTACGACATAAGGTTTGTAGATTCTTCTCATCCCAATATGACCAATCCACCTCATCAGCTGTTTTATTCTTTTGTTCATACAATGGTTTGATATGGTCTATTTCAAATCGTACATCATAATTACCACATTCAGCACATTCACAATAATCTCTTTTTTTGATATACTTTCTAATATGTTTAGAATTGTATATCATCAAATATTGTTCACTACATTCTGGATGCCAACTAGCCCTATTATTTCTTCTACCATATTCATCATTAATAACAGAACCACACCACCTACACTGACCCCTTTCCTTTATATCATAATAGGAATCAGGCTTAGGTGGATATCGATAATCCTTTTCTTGATAATCGAATTTTCTAGACTTTCTTCCGAGTGTTCTTCTTATCCTTGGCATACTTTTCGATATCTTCTTTCAAAGAATATAACTCACATCTTGCGGAATCAACATAAGACTTACCATCACTATTACAATCATATTCTGGAATAGAATAGTAAGCATCATCTAAAGCACCCTCTATTTCGATTAATTTTTCTAATATTTTATCTAACATTTTTTACTCCTTATTATAAATAGTTTGGACCTGTCCAACTAAACCAATCGGTTCTACCATCGAAGATACTACCTCTAACCCATTTGGCTGGAGCATTCCAACTAGCAGCTTTGAATACATCCCCACACTCATAGGTTTGTCCTTTGAACACACCAGCTTTTTTAGCTATGAATCCCCAAACCCTACCTTTTTCAATAACCTTATCGAATTTCCTACCAGAGTTTATTTTCAAACCACTTCTAAATTGATTGACTCTATCTGCATTATTGTGAGGATTCCAATTGGCATAACTATTACCGATTTCGGTTAGTAGGTTTTCCACCGACTCATCGTATTTTGATTCGTTTAACACACTATTTAGGTTCATCGTTGACACTCCTATTTGAGAGATTTTCTTGAGAGATTTTTTGCTCTTCGCTGTCTATATATATAGAATTCAAAATCTCATCTAATGTTTCCCCTGTACCTTCAAAACCAGGTATTATATCTTTCATAAATGGTTCAATGCCAGAATCATTATCAGGAGCTGGATTGGATAGTATTTCATAATGTTCATCAGGTGTGAGTGGAATACCATCAACATATATTGGTTCAATATCTTCAGCCGACATTTGTTCAAAGATTATAGTTTCAGCTATGTTTCCCATACTTATATCCCCATCGCTAATTCAGCTTTCATTTCATAGTATTCAGCTGCTGTGTCATCCAACTTTACATAAATAGAATCAGGAACGATTCTTTGTAATGTTGTCCAATCCTCAGTACTAAGAGCATCAAAGAACTCTTCATTCTCTATGTCGTCAATGTGACAAGCACCA